GTAGCTGTTCCGGCATTATTCGTCCCCATAATCGCCGCCACTTCTGCGGGGGAGACGCTGCCACTACCACTCGTGCCATTCGTCCCGAAATACATGATCTGGTTGCCTGTCGTGTTCGCCCCACCAACAGTGATGTTCCCGCCAACACTGGTATCATTGAACCGATAAGCGTAACCAGGCTGAACGAACTCAACCACTACTTGCTGCACACTGGCAGAGTTAGTCCCTGAGAAATTGTAGCTAGTAGTGAAGTCCGCGACTTCATCTTGAGTTGAATCAATTTCAAAATCCAACGTGGCTTGGTTCAGTGCCTCTGTCTCTACATTGTATGTGACAGCACATTTCAACAATCCAACCCATGGCGTGGTGTTGGTGTACCAAACCCCGGCAATAGGCGAAATGAACTCGTTGCTAATCACGCCGCCACCGCCCCCGCCAACGGTAATCCCAGCTTGCGCCAGCGAATACGGGGTAACGTACTTGTAAGCATCCGTTCCGGCCTCAACTTCAGCCACGCTCGCCGGCGGAGGGGGCAGGATTGCGGCGCACGGCAACGCAAACAGCGCGACCATTAAAACGGTTGTTCTAGTTCTCATCGGTAGGTTGCTTTGATGTAATCCACGTTTGCCGCCCGGGCGGTATAGGTGTTTTGGGTGCTGCTGATGGCGATGGTGCATCCGTCGTAAATCACCCCATCCACCATGCGTTTAGGGTACAATCCCGCGCCAAAATGCTTGTCAATGACTCCGCCGGTAACGACGGGGAAGCTCGCAACAATCTTGTCAGTGGCGGGAGTGTCGCCGGCGTGGATCTGCACAAACACGTCTCCCAGTTCCGACACGTCCGACACTTCCAACCGGACCAACTTCTTTGGCCCGGCAGCATCGGCCCATACCTGCAACACTTCGTCGGCGGTGACGTAATCACCAGCCACGGTCGTGCCGCTGTTGTTCCAGGAGCTTTCCCCCGTGACAAAGAAATCAGCGGTATCCGCGCTGATGGTCAGATTGTCCTTGGTGCTGCTGATGACCAGCACGCAGCCGTTGGCGAGGTTGATCGTATCCCCCACGAAATCGAACTCGAACGGCGCGGTTGAGTAAATCGGCCAGGTGCGGACCAAGCCCGCCGCGATGGCTGCCGCTTCGTTGGCATTGTTCGCCGGCACTGCCTTGGCATCGTAGAGTTGCAGATACCGATTGGCGGCCCCGTTGAAGTAGCCGTAAATCTTGGCCAGTTCCGTGCCGCTCGTGTTGACAACGACACTGGCCGCGGCTAAGTCTTGAAATTCGATTCTCATAGTGATCCTTTAGTTACTGATTCCGTTGGTGAATCCAACGGGACGACTGAACATCCCGCCCAACCCACTCCCACCGCCCTTCAGGCTGATGACTTCATAGCCTGATTGCCGGCTGCCTTTCAGCGAGTTGAGTAGAGATTGCGCTTTGGCGAGCTTGGCCTGAGCGTCCGCGGCCTTGTCGCGGGCCAGTTGTTCCGCGGCCATGAACAGCACCACCAACAAATCGTCAATCGGACACACCGAAGCATCAACCGACATGGGGGTGAATACTCCGATCCCGGAAAGCATCAGCGTTTGGGCTTCGCTGGGCAGGGGCCAAACCTCAATCTTCAGCGTGGTATCAACCACCAAATCCCAGCGGAGGATGGGACTATCCTGGCGCGTTTCACTGGCGTAAGCGTTGAATTGCTGTTGGCCGATGCCAAAATGGACCGGATACCGATACTCGTCCGCTTTCTTCACGAACGCCTCTTTATCCACCCGGTCTATGTCAATCGTGCTTTCCGGAAAGGCGTAGTAGCGCGTTCCTTGAGTCAGCGCCACTTCCGCCCGGGTCTTGCCCAGCAACCAAGCATGTTGACTGATCAGCCACTTGATTTGATTGTTGGCGAGTTGGAGATAGCGCGCGTTATCCCCAGTCGCAACAGTTTCGTCCAGTTCAACGCCGGTTTCGGCCTTGAACATTGAACGAATCACCGACCATGCAGTTCCGCGCGCCATGATGAATTATTCCGCTGGGGGTTGGCTGCTTACCTTTTCCCAAAGCGCCTCAATGATTTGAGACTTCTTCTCGCCGCCGGCCAAAACTACTTCATGCTTGGCGGCTTGGTCCTTCAGTTCCGCAACGGTGAACTCGCTGGCTTCGGCCACAAACTTGGCCTTATCAGCATTGACGACCGGGACGTTTTCCCCGGCTTCGGATTTTTCGGCGGCAATGATGCGGTCCACGATGGTGCTGTTGTCGTCCGCGATTTCCACCTTCAGCTTGAGTTTCAACGCCATCGTCACCAGCGCGTGCCGCGGCTTCACGACGAGAATCTTCCGATACGCTTGCTCTTCCGAATCCACCACGCCTGGGGCGCGTAAGGGCGGGAACTTTTGCCCTACGGCGTCCTCGATTTCATCAAACGTCTGCGGGAGTTTCGGCATGATGCCCGGAAACACCGATTCAAACGCGGCCACGTCCGTGCCGTTCTCCAAGCGCAGGCGCGCGTTGGCGTACCGCTTTTTGAGGCGGGCTACTTCCTCGCTGTTGGTGCGCGGGTGCGTTTTGGCGGGAACGGCTTCCTTGGCGGGAGTCGTTACGCCGGTGATGGGGTTAAATGTTGGGTCCTCCGGCGGCTTGCTGGGGGAGTCAACGGTTACCGCCTCGCCTACCACTGCCCAATCATCTCCCAGGGGAGAGCCTTGCGCGTTTTTGTGGTGGATCGTGGCGAGCAACAACACTTCGGCGGGGGTGAGGTTGCGCTTGAAGTCAATGCTGTGAGGATTCCGGCGAATACTACCTTGGGCGATTTCCATAATGTCTATTGGTTTTGTGGTTGGGGATGCTGGTTTGTTTGGATTTACCGAAGCCGGGCCCGGCCAAACCCCCAACAAAAACCTGACCCGGCCCCGGCAAAGAGAAAAGCGCGGTAAAAAGGATGAAGAGGAATTATGAAAATCTTATCGCTCTTACCGCGCCTGTGCGCCCGCTACTGCGGCGGAAACCCGTTGAAGTTCAACGCTCGAACGGCCACGCTTGAACTGGCGTCGGTATCGGCATACGTCACGGATTTACAGACGAGCGCCTTGGCCCCCGCCCAGCGCGCCATTGGCACGTTGGTGTGGATCGTCTGCGTACTCGATGCCGTCAGGTTGCCGGTGCCGAACACAAAATCATACGTGCCGGTTGTGTCCACGTTTACCCCATCCCACGATGGGGCAAAAATGAGCACCATCGCCGTATTTGCCCCAGAGCCGGATTGCGTGGTGATTGAGATATTCGCATCCCCCATTTGAAGGTTGGCTAAAGACCACGTATTGGAGTTTCCGGGAGAATAGGCCGGACTACCATCCGATCGTGACCACAAGCCCACCCTGCCAAGCAACACGGTATTTGTACCGACACTGGCGGTCGTGACGACGCGCGCGCCGGCGCGGTTGGTGTACGTGATGCCTGTCACATTGATGCCACCGACTACCCCGGGAATGGTGTAATTGGTAATGCTCAACGTGTTACTGACCACGAGCGTGCTGACGTTGGGACCGAAGAACGAGCCACCGCCGGGGCGGTCCGAGGTATGCACCCGCTGCGCCGGTGCGGTGATTGCTAAGAACGTGACGAAGGTCGCCACTGCCATGATAAATTTGAAATGTTTCATCTGTTTCCTTTTTGGTTTCGGTTTCGTATTGGTTAAAAGCGGGGGGCGGAGTTACCGCCCCCGGTGGATTCACTCCATTTCCCCCACATAATTGCAGTCCATTTGGCGGCAAGTGATCGCGGCCCGGTCCAGGGTGGACGTCAGCATGACCAACTGATCCGGCGGCTGATTCTGGGGAATGACTTTGCCCCATTCCTCGCGCTGCGGACGCAGGCGGAGCCGGCGCGTATCCCAGGCGTAAATGCGCTTGGATTCGCCGTTCTCATCCAGCATCGGCTCGTGTTCGATTTCGAGATTGCCGATCTTGATGCCCTTCACTTCGACGTTGGTCTTTTTATCGGCCCAACCGGTTTGCGTCAGCACGCCTTTGGCGCGGGCTTCGCGTTCGACCGCATCGCACAGGTCGCGCCCCGCGATACAGGCGTCAGGACGACCGCCATACGTCGGCAGGTCATACTTGAACACGGAGATAAGGCGCTCGGTGAGGGTCTGATTCGCCTTGCTGTAAACCAGCTTGGGAGTGGCCCCGCCTACGCCGGTGTCCGCAATGTGCCGCCACCAGAGGTTTGACCGGGCGATGCCCAGCGTTGTGCCCGTGGTGGGGTCGTCGGTGAGGATGCTCTTCAGGCCCGGATAAACGTCGGCGTCCTGCGTGCCGTCCAGGAGCAACGTCAGGTTGCGCGCGTAATCAATGCTCTCGAAATACTCCGCCCGGCGGGTGTCGAGGAAATCAATCAACACGTTCCGCTCGGCGGTCGTGGTCGTTGCCTTGTTGTTCGTGACGTGGATCCCCGCCGCGTTAAGTTCATCATGGGTGATGGACCAACCCGCATGGGCGTGACCAGTGGGGCAAATCGTCTGCACGCCACCACTGGACGACTTGAACACCAACGTGCCGTCCCCGCGCGTGCCGTGGTAAAAGCCCGACTGGCTTTTCATCTGGTCGCCCAAGACGTATTCCCGGATGTTCGTGTCGGCGGTCGTCAGGTCCGCGCCCGCGGCCCAGCCCGCCGAGCCGTAATCTTCCTTGGTCGCCATGAGAATCCGCAAAAGCGGCTTCTCTGCGACGCGCAAGATTGAGTCCTTGGGGTTTTTGGGGCGCTGATAGCCCTCTAAGATTTCTGCGGTGATCCGTGTTGCTACTGCTACGCTGAATGGCATAAAACTTCCTTTTGCTTATTGGCCCGCCTCCAACGCATCGAACTTTTGCATGATCGCTTCTCGCTCGTTCGTTGGCTCGCGCCGGCTGTTTGTGGATGAGTGTCCACCGGTTATCGGCTTGATGGCGGTTCGCCTCGGCATTACTGACTTCACGGTGCCCATGATCTGCTCGTAGGCTTTCTGCGAACATTCAACGACCTCCGCCGGATTCAGATACCGGCCCAGTTGTTGCGATTTCTCAGCTACGAACTGATCCCCCACCGTCACCATCAGTTTTTTCAACTCCGGCGTGTAATCAGGATTCTTCAAAGGCCCTGCCTTCTCCCAATTCGCAAACGCCGTGTCACATGCCTTGAACAACTTCCCGAGAGATTCCTGCTGGGCCTGCTTGGCAGCCTCCGCCTTTTGGGCTTCCGTCTGCTTCACTACGGCCTCGCCTCTTTGCAGCTTCAACAACTCCGCTTTGCGCTTCGTTACAAACGCCTCGTCCACCATCCCGTCATTGAGTTGCTGTTCCAACTCCTTGGCTTCAGCCACCAATTCCGGCGAACTGAGCACGTCGCCCCGGCGGGTTTCCCAATCGCTGAGTAGTTCGCGCAGGATCTTCCCTGCTGAATCATCCCCGCGTTGCCAACCCTCGATCAGCGCCGCCGTGTTCTCTAACTCCACCCCGGCCCGCTTGATCCGCTCCGTGAACTCCACCGCTGGCTTGGATTTCTCCAACTGCCCTTTCAGCTTGTTCTCCTGGGTCAAAAACTCCCGCGCCACGGCGCGGAACTCTTTTTCACTTCCCCTGGGAACGAGCTTCACCAGCTTTTGCCAGCGTGCATCGGACGCAAAACCTTTGTTGAACTCTGTCTCTTGGAAAGCGTCGGCGGTAGTCGTTCCCTTGGTCGTGCCTGGCTCATCCTTCTTTGGCGCAACCCCGTCGGAAACTTCCCCGTCATCCGCTTCGTCTGTCGTGGTGGATGGCGAATCCTCCGCCGGCGTGGTCCCTTCAGCTTCATCAAATAGCTTGTGGATTTCGGCCCGGTTTTTATCGCCTTCGGTGGGTGAATCCGATTCAGCACCCGTTGCCGTGGATGATTCGGCGGTAGCATCCGTAGAAACTATGTTGTCGTCGGTCGTTTCCGGCCCGGTCACTGGTAGCGGGTCAGTGGTATCGCTGAGTAAAGTGTCCATACAATATTAGGTTTGTCAAAAAGTTTCTGTTACGTCTAAGTTTCCAGCGCCGGCAAAACACGCCGCTTCCCGTTGCGTTGCACGCAAAGTTTGGTTTCGTGTTCGTGTCCACAGACGCGACACGGCGCTTCCTTGCGCAGCTTCTTCCAGTTTTGTTTCTTGAGTTGCATGGTTAAATTGCTTGGGGTCCGGCGCTGGCGGCTGCCTGCGCCTGTTGTTGCGGGGGTAACTGGGGCGGTCTTGGTTGGCCGGCGGGGACGGTGTTGTTTGCCGTTCCGCCTGGGGGCAATGGCCCGGCTTGCCCTGGCATCGGCGCGCCGCCGGGCGGCATCGGTCCGCCGACTTGGGGCGCTTTCAGCAGTTCATCAATGTCAATGTTCGCATCCAGCAACCGCGCGTAGAGCTTCAATACCGGCTCAATGCTTCGGCCTGTGGATTGCAACAATCCCACCAATAGCGGTCCAATCTTCTCCGCCTTGGCAATCTCCAAAGCTGCGTTGGGCTTGCCGGAACTGCCCGCTTCAATCTCGATAAAGATGTCGGTGGCGAATTTTTGCTTGGCAAGGTCCGGGAACACGGCGCCGCGCCCGATCTTCTGCTTAACCAGGTCCGCCGGCATCTCCTGCAAACTCATTTCCCAGTGCATTTGCGCCACGATGCCCAGGAAGTAATCCAAATCCGCCGTGTTGGATTCGTCCACGCTGATGCGGCTGCCCTCGGCAATCGCCTGGCCGGTCGCAGTCTCGCCGGGATTCTGATTGCCCATGTTCGAACTCTGCACCCCTCCGGCCAGCAACATGGATTGGTCGGATTGCCCATTGTCATACAAGGCCGGGTCAATCTGTGACGTCGGACGCGCCTGAAGGTAGTCGGCAATCTTCTCTCCCGGTTGCAAGTCTTGGAGAAACACGCAATCGTGCGACGATCGCGCCGCGGCCAGCTTCGCCCGGTCATTATCCCCAAACTTGGAAGCAACCCCCACACTCCCGGGACGGTTGGCAATCCGATGTTGCCGCAATTCTTCGCCGGCGTTGTTTATGTCCACCTGCATCGGCATCACGCGCCGGACGGTGCTCTTTCCGTAGCAGGTCACATCGTTTACCGGATCATTTACCTCCACTTCCGTTACGTGATATGTCAGCGCCACGGTTTTCCAGAATCGCTTAACCTTGGGCAAATCCACGTAGGGCGGTTTGATGAAGTGCTTTACCCCATCAATCAAAACCAGGCACATGCCGGTTTTCTTGTCCTCGACGTGCCACACACACACCTTTTTGCACTCGCCCCCGGACTCGCGCGGCGTCCTGGCTCTCACATCTTGTGGGCCATTTTCGTCGTAAAGCACTGCCCCCACGTCAAACAGGCTGATGCCATACGCCGCCTCCGCTTCCGCCACGTCCATCAACATCTCGTGCGCAATCCAACCCGCTCCGATGAACTCCTTCAAACACCGGCACGCTGGGTCAATGATTACGCTGGTCGCCGTCAGGAAATCATCTACTGGCCCCTCGTCGTCGAACTCCGGCTTTTCCGCCTGGCTCAATTCCCGGGTCACCGCTTCGAGCAACAATGCCGTTTCCTGTTCCTCCGCCGTGTCCGCCTCGATTTCGCCGGCCTCGATCTTCTCCAACTGACTCTTGAGCGTGGCTAACCGCGCGCGCAATGTGGTCGCTTTCGCGCTCTGCAACGGATCCATGGGCTTTTCGTCCCGCCGATAACTCACCTTGATGTAACCCACGCGCGATGTGTCCACCCGCGTTACCAGTTGCTTCATCTGGACAATGAACTCCGGCGTCTGCGTGTCCCATTGCTGTTGCACCAACAGCGCCGCCGTCCGCGCGACTTTGGCGAACAAGGCTTTCTCCGCCATGCCCTGCTCGTAATCCTTCACAATCCGCTGTGCCATCTCAATTTCTGGTGGGGGTGGCGCCATTGGTTGTTGGCCTAGGGCCATTGCCTGCGCTGCCGCGTCTAAAATCGGCTGGGACGCCTGCAACAAAGCCCGCGCGCCGGCTAGTGATTCCTCGGATTCATCCCAAAACTCGAACGGCATCCGCTCCCGCGTGGTCGCCTGGGTCTTGGGGTTCTTCGCATACCGCGATGCCTGCAACCGATTCAACATTTGTTGAATCCGATCCCCGACAAACTTCTCCGTAAACCATTCCGCGCCGTTTCCTTCCGGCCATTGGTTACCCGCCGCAAATGCCTGTTCCTCGCGGATTTTCTTAAATGTCGGCTGCCAGAACTTGCGCGCATCAAGGATGCGGTTTTGCCACATCTGCACTAATTCCCAGTCCTTGGGCTCTTCCGCCAGAGGATTGGTGCGCTTTCCGGTGATCATCACGCCCGCCGCTTCCTTGATGCGTTGCACCAAGCCCAAAGGTTTTGATTCAAGTGTCTCGCTCATAATCATGCTTTCCACCACGTTGCCGGGGCGTGTTCCGGCGGTTTGTTTTGCCCGTAAGTGTGCCAAGCCAGCGTCCCTTTCTTTGGCACGTTGCGCGCCGCCAACCCCTCCGCTGGGTTCATCTTGTCCAGGCCCATGCCCAGGATTGCCAGTGCGGCCACGAAGTCATCACTCCCGCCGGGGAACTCGATCAGTTGCTTCTCCGCTTCGGCCAGTTGCCCCCACCCCACCGGCAGGTAAATCTTGCCCATGGCAAACATGCCGCGAATTGAAGCCGAGCGTTGTACTAGGTCCTTCGTCTCGGTCAGAGTGTCGTCAATGTAGAAAAATACCTTCTCGTTCATCATCCGCCGGCGGAGAAACGGCAGGATTGAACCGCTGATCGCATCTCGCGCCGCCCACCAGCCCGCCGGCTTGAAGTTTGTGATGGTGCTGAAAATTTCGTCGGCTATCTCGTCGGTCTCCGCCCGTTTCCACCACGTCGAGGGATGAATGTAAACGTCGGCGTCCGGGCTAATCCCCACCTTGAGCAAGCACGTCTTGTCGTTCTTCTGCTTGATGCGATAGGCGTGATCGCTCGCCACATACGGGCGTAACTGTTTCGGTGGATTCTTCGGATCGTAGTAGCGAAACCACTTCTTTTTGAACCAAGCGCCTTCCTCGGGGGTTGGGTTGCATTGGTCCTGCGTCTGGAAGTCCATCCGCTGAATCTCTGAAGCGTGGTTCTTCTTCGCCACGTAGAACGCCGTGGGAAACCGTTCCGGCCAGCCGGATTCACCCAACTCCCGCCCAATCGGGTCAACGGCTTTCCCTTCGCTCAACGCCGGGATGCGGATTCGCACCCACTGCTTGGCCGCGGTCGCATCATAATGCGGGTTCGTCGGGTCAAACATCCGCCCTTGCACATCATCCGCATGGTTGCGCGTCCCGATCATCAGTTTCCACGCATCGGCGCTGTTCAACCGGCTGTAACAGTCGGAAATAACATTGCGATACGCCGTGTCCCGCTCGGTGGCTGATACCGCTTGGTCCGAAGATTTGAAAAGGTCATCCACTACCAACCCATGACCGCCCACCCCGCGCGGGATCTGACCGCGCCCGTAAAAGTGAATGATTGCCCCGCCGACTAGCTGCAAGCGGTTGGCCGATTGTGAGTCATCGCGGAGTTGCGCCAGGGGATCATGCCCAAAGGTCAACCGGTGGCCCGGGCTTCGAATGATGTCCCGGACTTCCCGACCGTGTTCCAATGCCAGTTCCGCCGTGGCCGTGACCACAATCAAATCGTCCCCCGGATGCTTGGCCGCATACCACGGCACAAAATCATGGACCGCCAGGGTGCTTTTGCTCCATCGGGGCGGGGTCTGGATTTCGAGCGCCTTGATCTTGCCCGCCTCCAATTCCTCCAACTTCGTGCAGATTAACTCGTGGTGTTCTTTCCACTGATATTTGCTCTTCCGCACGTTCAACTGGTCGTATGGGTCCGGCGTGTTCAGCCGGGCATACGTCAGCAGGTCGGTGCGCGCCAACTCCCCCATGATCATCCGATCCAAGAGTTTGTCGTCTGACAGCGCAGAGATTAACATGGCAAGCAGGAAGGCAATCATGCGGGATGCCCGTTGTTTTTGATCAGTCCCCGCTTCTCCGCCAGTTTCCGCAGGTCCGCCGCCGGGATCTGCTCCGGCTTCGACATATCCACCTTCACGTCATTGGTGACGTTGACTTGAACCTCGGGATTGTTGCGGAACCGGTCCGGACAGCGATTCTTCAACCAGAAAATGCACGCTGCCGTGTCCGGGGGATAATGTTCGGTGTATTCATGGTCGAAGGCGACGCCCTCGTGCTGCATGATCTTAACCGCCTTGTGAGAATAACCCTTGGCCCGATGAAATAGGCTCTCGGCAATCGTCGCGTCCGCGTCCGCCTTGCCTTTCTTTAGGGACTCCGAAAACTTGGGCTCGTTCAGCTTCCAAAGATTCAAGGTGGACTCTGCCACCCCAAACGCTGCCGCCAAATCCTTGTCCGTCGCGCCCAGCAAACAATGCCGGTAACCAATGTGCGCAAATTCCGCCTTATACGCCGTCGGACGACCGCCGGGATGCTTCCCCTTCTTCGCCTGTGTCTTGTCTTTTGCCTGCGTGTTAGCCACGCCTAACAAATACAGACGCCACTAAAATTGTCACCTCAGCCGGTTGTTACTGTTTTATGACTTTCCCGCGCCCATCCAGCAATCGAAACTTGGTTTTCTTGAGCCAATACCGGGCTTTCTTGGGATTCGACACGTTACAGCGCGTCCGGCTGTCCCACGTCATCGCAAATCCACAGGCGCGCATCTGATACACGAAATGCACCGACACCGAGAGCGCCTGCGCCAGTTCTTTACAGCACATCGGCGTCTCAATCGTCGTGGTAATCG